GAATTGAAAGATTTGAAAATGATAGTGAGAAATTTAAAAAGACTGAAATTTGGAATTCGCTTTTTGATTTTCAGAAGGATTGTGTCGTTTCTGCTATACAGAAATTACAGAAATATGGTGGATGTATAATTGCTGATTCAGTAGGATTGGGAAAAACATTTGAGGCACTTGCTGTGATTAAATATTTTGAAATAAGAAATGATAATGTATTAGTTCTTACACCAGCAAAATTATACGATAACTGGCGTTCTTTTACAGGAAATTATAAAGATAGTTTTTTGAATGAAATGTTTAATTACAAAATTATGTTTCATACAGATTTATCAAGAACCAAGGGAGAATCAAAATCAGGTTATGAACTAAGCAGATTTGACTGGTCAAAATTTGATTTGGTAGTTATTGATGAGTCACATAATTTTAGAAATAGAATTGCAAAATATGATGAGAATGATGAATTAATAATGAATAGATATTTTAAATTACTTCATGATGTAATAAAAAGCGGGAAAAATACGAAAGTCCTTTTATTGTCTGCAACTCCAGTAAATAATAGGTTTAAAGATCTAAAAAATCAATTAGCTTTAGCATATGAAGGAAATACAGATAAAATAGATGAAATGTGGAAATCCATAAGTAGTAAAGCACTAATGAAAGCGGATTGTGTGGATTTACCACCATTGACTTTTGAGGAGTGTTATTTTGAGGCAGGAAAAGAATATTTAACTATTAAAAAAGATAGATTTTACAACGGAATCCTATATGATAACACAAGTAAAGTTATAGCAGGACTTAGACAAAGTGCAGGAATTAAAGATAAATTAGAATATTTGAAAGAATTTAGAGCCAACACAGAGGCTAACATACTAATTTTCTATAATTTCAATAGAGAAGCAAAAGAGATTAAAAAGATAATGAAAATTGATTATGAAGTAAGCGGAGCAGTATCAAATATACCTAAGTTTGAGGATTATGATACACTTAAAGGCAAGACAACATTAGTACAAATCCAAGCAGGTGGAGCAGGAATAGAGTTACAATACAACACAGAAGTAATATTCTTTAGCCCTACGTGGAGTTATCAAGATTATTCACAAGCACTAGGACGTGCATATAGGATAGGACAAAAGAACAAAGTAACAGTTTATAAATATATCGGTAACAAAACGATAGAAGAACGTGTATATGCAAGATTGGACGAAAAACAGGATTTTGCTGAAAAGTTATTGACAGATGAGGATTTGGGAGGCAGTTTTAATGATTGAAATAAATGATAATATAACCAAAAACAGAAATAAATATATAGGTGGTAGTGATATTCCTGCTTTATTTAATGTGAGTGAGTACAAAAGCTATTATGAGTTAGCAAAAGAAAAAGCAGGTTGTTTAAGAGGTATATATAAAGGTAGTGAATATACAAGATACGGACAACTATTAGAGCCTTTTATTAGAGATTACGTAAATGCTATCTATAATTTGAAATTTAGAGAAAATACAGCAATAGATAATATTTTAGGATTAAGAAGCAACTGCGATGGCTTAGATAAAGAGGCTGGGTTATTACTGGAGATTAAGACTAATGGTGGTAACAGAGATAGCATAGAGGATTATGTTTTACAAATGCAATTATATATGTATCAATTTAATGTTGATAAAGGTTATTTAGTGCAATATAAACGTCCTGACGATTTCTATAAGGGGTTTGATTACGAAATACATAATACAGATGATTATTTCAATTTGGAATTTGATGAGAACAGAATCACAATAAAAGAAATAGATAGAGATGATGAATTAATTAAAGAAATATTAAGAAAAGCAGAAGTATTTTGGACTGATGTTGAGAGATTAAAAGCTAACCCTGAAATGACAGAGGCAGAATTTTATTTTAAAAATGAAATAACAGAGTATAGAAATACAGTAACAAAATTGAGTAGATTGGAAAATGAATTACAAAAGTTAAAAAATATAGAGCAAGAAGCTAAAGAGCAAAGAGAGATTTTGTATGATTTAATGCAAAGATACAATGTAAAGTCTATGGAAACAGAGCATTTACAAATAACAAGAGTGAATCCTACTCAATCAGTAACCATAGATAGTACCAAATTAAGAGAAGAACAACCTGAGTTGATGGAAAAGTACAGTAAAATTAGTAACAGAAAAGGGTATGTAAGAATCAAATGTAAATAAGGAGGAATTAAGATGATGATTAAATTGGAGGAAATGAAAAAGAGATTGGATAGTTTACAAATGAAATTGTATTTATTAGAGGATAGTTTAATAATGGTTGATTATTTTAGTGTAATAGCATACGCAAAAATGAAAATGATGAGTAAAGATGAGTATGATAGAGCTGATATTGAAATAAAAGCCACAAATCTTAGTGAAAAAATGGGTATACCTATTAAATTAATAATGGATAGTAAATATGGTTTAATTCGTACATATAGTGAAGAAGTTTTAGATACATTGTATGTGAATGATGAGTTTTAAAGGAGGTATAAAAATGTTAGCCAAGAGAGAATCAATAACAAGTAAAGATTTATTAGTACAAGTGAATTTATTTAGAGAACAAGAATATAAAGCAAAACAAGCAAATGATACATTAACAGAAGCAGAAAAGAAAAGAGGTAAATTTGCAAAGTTAGAACATAAAGATTTATTAGATATTATAAGAGATGAATTTTCAGAAGAAATAGGTGCAGGAAAAATTTCGCCGACCTCTTATAAAGACCAATGGAATAGAAATCAACCAATGTTTATCCTAACATACAACCAAGCTAAACAGGTTTTATTAAGAGAAAGTAAATTTGTTAGAAGAGCAATAATACATTATATAGAAGTATTGGAACAAGCAATTATAGATAAAAATAAAAGTGAGTGGCTATTGACAAGACAACAAGGAAAGCTAGTAAGAAGAGAAGAAACAGACGCCATTCAAAATTTAATAGAATATGCTAAACAACAAGGTAGTCAACACGCTGATAATATGTATATGAGTTATAGTAAATTAGTCAATTCATTAGTAGGGATAAAGGCTAATTCAAGGGATAAAGCTGATTTTGAAATATTAAGCAGAATTAGAATATTAGAGGATATGTTTACAAAGATAATATTAAACTCAATAGATGATGACATATTTTATAAGGAAATATATCAAAAATGTAAGAAACAAGGTACTGAATTTATAGGATTTGTTAGTGGAGGATACTTAAATTAGTAGATTAGTAAATAGATAGGAGGATTAAAATGATATTACCAAAAAATGAACCAAAAAAAGCAGATGTTACACCAAAGAATATACTTATATGGGGTGAATCTATGTCAGGTAAGACATATCTAGCCAAACAGTTTGAAAGTCCATTGATAATAAATACTGATGGAAATGCAACAAAGATTACAACCCCTAGTGTATTTGTTAAGAATTTCACAGAATTCAGTGAAGTGATAGCTGAACTTGAAAAAAGAGAACATACATACAAAACACTAATTATAGACTTAATTGATGATATTGAAACAATGTTAGTGAATCATATATGTGAATTAGCCAAAGTTGAAAGTTTAGCAGATATAGCTTTTGGTAAAGGGTTTAACAAGTTTAACAGTGTATGGAAAAATTTAATGATGACTCTAACACAAATGAATATGAATGTAATTTTTATATCTCACATCGTTGAGAAAATGGACGGACAAACAAGTTATCAAGCACCTGCATTATCTCAAAAGTGCCTAAATGCTTGTATGGGACGTTGTGATATAGTTATAAAGACACAAAAAATCGGTAATAATTATATAAGATTGTGTACTAGCAAAAGAGAAGCATATAAAGAAGAAGACATAAAAGATGAAAATGTATTGAAATTGTTGAAAACTATAAAAAATGTTTTTAGCAAATAATAAGGATTGTTAAATCATTTAACGTATAAGAAAAAAATATATTGACAACTGAAATATACTAATATATAATAAGTTATATTAAACAATATAGTAAGACATTTTCCAAATTTTTAAATTTTTTTATGACTTATATTAGAATATATGAGATATTTATTAGAATATTTTATAAAAAATAAAAAAACGGAGGTATAAACAATGAGTTTAGCAGATATTTTTAAAGAATTAGAAGAGGTAAAAAAGGTAGAAAAAGATTTTACCATAGCAGATGGAGAGTATATTGGGATAGTGGAAAAGTTAGAATATAGAGTGAGTACACAAAAGAGTACACCTTACTTTAGTTTCACAGTAAATTTAATAGAAGAAAATAAGAAATATTTCGGAAATCTATGGTTAAGTGATAAAAGTATCAAATTTAGCCTTAGTAAGTTTAAAAGTATTGTAGAAAATTTGACAGGTGAACAGCTAACATATGAGGATTTTATTGATGAAAAAGCATTGATTGAAAAACTAAATGAAAAAATAGCTGGTACTGAGGTACTTTTAAAGTTAAAGACATCGGACAAAGGTTTTCAAAATTTCTTGATGGAAAAAAGTGAAATGCCATTTTAATTAAGATTTATTAAAGTAAATTATCAAAGAGGGGTGTAATAACCCCTCACTAAAAAACAAAGGGAGAGAGGATAAAGATGACAGGGTTTTATGATTTTGAGGTATTTAAAAAGGATTGGTTAGTTGTATTTATAAGTGAAAATGATGAAGAAATAGTTGTATGGAATGACCCTGCGGTTTTAAGAAAAGCATTAGAGAGATTTGATTGTTTAGTGGGGTTTAACAACTATAGTTATGATGACCTTATTTTAACAGGAATTATGGCAGGATACAATAACTATGAAGTATGGAAGTTAAGTAATGCGATTGTAAGTGGTGGAAATATAGAAAATAAAATAAAAGTAATGGCTAGAAAATTACCAACATTGGATACAAAGCAAGAGTTAGACCCTAGATTAAGTTTGAAAGTAATTGAGGCTAATCTGGGAATGAATATTGTTGAAACACCAGTTGATTTCAACATTGACAGAGAATTGACTGACAGCGAAGTAGATACAGTAATAGAGTATTGTAGACACGATGTAGAAACAACTAAAAAGCTATTTTTATTAAGAAAAGATTATTTTGAGAGCAAATTTGACATATGTAAAGAGTTTAAATTAGATAAATTAGACGTTAAAAAGACACGTGCAAATTTAGCAAGTAAAGTTTTGAAATGCAGTAAAGACAGACTACCCGCTGGAGTATTAGAAAATAAAGATAGATTAAACATAACGATAGTAGATGAGTTAAGAACAGAGAATATACCGAACGAAATCTTGAATTTTTATAAGAGCATTAGACAACGTTTTGAAGACGGAGAAAATTTTGAGATTTTAGAAAAAGAAAAGCTAGTATACAGTTTATGTGGAGTAGAACATACGTTTGGGTTCGGTGGACTCCATAGTGCGAGAAAAAACTATATGTATGAGGGTAAAATGCTATATGTGGACGTCGGAAGCTATTATCCAAGTATGATAATTAACTTTAATTTTATGAGTAGAGCAAGTGAACACCCTGATTTATATAAGAATCTGTATGATACTAGAATGGAATATAAAGCAAAAAAAGACAATAAACAACAAATATATAAGATACTTTTAAACAGTACATTTGGTGCTTTAAAGAGTGAGTTTAATGACTTATTTGACCCAGTTATGAGTAACAATATCTGTGTAAATGGACAACTTATTTTAACAGATTTAATTATAAATTTAAGACCTTACACAGAGTTAGTACAATCAAACACAGATGGGATATTAGTAAAGTATAAAGAAAAAGATTTAGATACAATAAAAACAATATGTTCTGAATGGGAACTAAATTACGAATTAACATTAGATTATGAATATGTAGAAAAGATAGTACAGAGAGATGTAAATAACTACATATGGAAGACAGAAGATGGAAAAATTAAAGGAAAAGGAATGTTTGAAAAGTACAATGGCGGAGATTTTGAGAAAAACAACTTAACAATAATAGCTATGGCTTTAAAAGATTATTATATAAATAATAAAGATGTAAGAGATACAATAACAAATATGGTATTAAATGGAAATGTAACACCTTTGCAACAAGTTGCAAAAATGGGTAATAGTTACGATATTATGGAACATAACGGACAAGAAGTACAAAAAGTAAATAGAATATTTGCAACTTGGGATAACAAGTATGGAGCAATAAATAAAGTAAAAAATAATAATGGCGTTAAGAAATATACAAAAATAGCCAATTCAAGCGATAAATGCTACATCAATAATGATGTAATTGAGAAAACAGATACAAATTTGATAGATATAGATTATTATGTTCGATTAGTGGAAAAAAACAAATTTATAGATGAGAACTATAAGTTGTTTTAAATAAATTAATTATGTTCATAAGGAGGTACGATATGAACAAATATATAGAATTACAACAAGGAACAAAAATACCTGCACATTCGTTAGACACGTACACTACAGATATTGATAAGATTGCGGATGGAGCATTACTTATTCCTGAAAATGTGGTTGTTGTGGATTTCGACCACGTTAGAGATGATTTATTGAGAGATGTATTAGATAAATACCCTACAAGAGCCATAAAAACTGAAAGAGGAGAACATTTCTATTACCGTGTACCACAACAAATGAGGCTTTATAACAAAAATAACATAAGAACTTATAATGGTTTAGTTGCAGACTACAAAACAGGAAATGGTGGAAAAAAGGCAATGGCTGTTGTAAAACAAAATAGAGTTATGAGAGAAATCATAAATGCTATTGAACTTGACAATTTACCCGAATTACCTGTTGACTTATACCCAATCTATAGTAAAAATACAAGTTTGGAAGACTTAGATGATGGTGATGGTAGAAATAGTGAAATATTTAGCCATATCAAAATCCTAAAGGATAAAAAAGTTAGTGATACTGACATAGGTAGAATAGTAAATTTCATAAATAATAAAGTGTTTAAAACACCACTACCCATTGATGAGTTAAAAGCAACAATCGGAAGTGCTATGACAGGTGAAAGTAACAACAATGGAAAACCTAGTTTTTATACAATAGATGAAAAAGGTAAACAAAAATTAAATCTAACTGCTATAGAGATGTATATGAGAGAAAAGTTAGATATACGAGAGTATAGGAACATATTGTTTTACATAAAAGATGATAAAAGGTATGAAAAAGACACATTAAATGGCACTAATATTTTCAGAGAAATTAGAAAAACACTAGAAAAAGAGAATATTGTGTTAAATACAAAACAGGATAGTGAAATACTACATTTAATAAAAACAGATTTTAGAATAGAAGAGGATAAGAATAAAAAATATCCTATTGCTTTTAGAAATGGTTGGTGCTTATATAGAGACCAGTTTATAAAACAAGAGAAGATATTTACCCCATTCTATATGGACGTTGACTATGACCCATCAGCAAACGATGAGAATGTAATTAATTTTATAAAATGGTTTTGTAAAGATGATGAGGGTTTGATTACATTATTTGAGGAAATATTAGGACATATCTTAATGTTAGAGCGTTTTCCACATCATATATTCTTTTTCGTTGCTGGTAAAGGAAAAAATGGTAAATCTACAATGTTGAATATGCTAAACAACTGGACAGATGGTTTAAATTCAACAACAGCTTTAGACCAATTTGAAAAAGAAACCTACGCTTATGATTTAATTGGAAAAATTGTGAATCTAGGTGATGACATAGACGATACTTACATTGAAAAGAGTAGAGTTATAAAGGTTATTGCAGGTGGAAGTAAGATTAAAGCAAGAGCATTATACTCTATGCCTGTTGATTTTAAGAGTACAGCAACATTGATATTTAGTTGTAACAATATGCCGACTTTTAAGGATAAAAGTGGTGGTATGGCACGTAGAGTAGTATGTTTTCCTTGTAATAGCAACATCGAATATGGAAAAATAGACCTTGATTTAGATGATAAATTAACTACAGATAGTGCAAAATCTACTTTATTAAATTTAGGTATAAAAGGTATGAAAAGAATAATAGCCAATGGTGGAGAACTTACAGTAACAGAAACAAGTAAAAAAATGACTGAAAGATATTTAATTGAAAATGATAGTATAGCAATGTTTTTTAGTGAAACTGATGTAAATAAATTATGTGATGATATGGAAAACAATACATTTACAAAATTATATTCCTTATATCAAATGTTCTGCGATGAGAACGGATATACTCCAAGTGGCAAAAATACCCTTAGTAAGAAATTAGATGAATTTGGATTTGAAAGTTATACAGGTGCAGGTAATGTTAGGAAAATAAGACCCAAAAAATGGTAGGAGTAAATAGGAGTAAATTGGTAAACGTTAAACAGTTTTCTCTTTAATACCAATGTAAAGTTAAACAGTGAGTTAAACACTTAGTTAATCACTTTTAACGTTTTCTCTTTAATACCAATGTAAAGTTAAACAAGTTAAACACTTTCACTTCCTTTTATATAGAAAAAAAAAAAGAATATATATATAGAGAGAGTATGGGTTAATTTTGTTTAACCTGTTTAACAAACTGTTGATATTAAAAGAAAAATTCAATTTCTTGGTTAACTCTTGCTTAACTAACTGTTTAACAAAGTATTGGTATTAAAAGAAAAAGTGTTTAACTCTGTTTAACTACTATAGATAAAATGGAGGATATAGATATGAATTATACAGTTGGAAATTTTATTGCTAATGGAAAAGGATTAGAAAACATTGAATTATTTGGTGAGTTATATGATGAGTATTGTGATTATTGCGATAGCCACTGCTATAACAAGTGTAGTAAAAAGAGATTTGCAATGGAATTAAATAATTATGGTGTAGATGTATATGCTGGAACTGGAAATATTAGAAAAATTAGATTAAAAAGAGTTAGACTTGATAATGTGAATCAACCTAACCACTATGTGATTGGAGATACTGGATTGGAATGTAAGGATTTTATATCTGCTTGGGTTGGAAAAGGATATTATAGTGTTTTCTGTTTCTGTAACATTATGAAATATCTAGTAAGAGCAGAAAAGAAAAATAAGTTGGAAGACTACAAAAAAGCACTTAAATATTTAGATATGATACTTGAAGCAGGAGCAGACACAATTGTATTGGATATAGCGGATATAGGTATAGAAGACGGGACAAAAGAGTATACAGGTGTTGAATGGAATGAGATTATTTTAGAAATTACAAAAGGATTGAGTGCTAGACAAGCATTATCGTTGGATAGTGTGTTTAGAGCATTAGCTGATGAGAATTATTATTTATGTAGAATTAGATTGGCAGATTTTATAGATATGTATAAGGACACTATGCCTTGTAGACCACCTGTACCTGCTAAATAGGTAATACCAGCTAAATAGATGAATAAATAGATAAGTGAATAAATAGGGAGGATATAAAATGTTAGATTTAGATGTAAAAGTAATTGATGATAAGTGGAGTGTGGCTAAATTTACTAAGATTGAGAATATAAAAGATAGTAATTATGTTGAGTGGAGCGATGGAGAAACTAGATTTTTTACTAACATTATATGTATAAATAAACAAGACACTCATAAACCATTCCTTGTATACAATAAGGATATAAATATATTGACATCATTAGTTGCTGTGATAAATAGAGAGCCTATGGTTTGGAGAGCAAGATGTGGAAAACGTTACTATTATATTGATAGCTTTGGAGATATAGATACTGCTGTTGATGTGTATTCTACCAGCGACGATACTAGATACAATTTAGGTAATTACTTTGAAACTGAAATTGAAGCTAAGAGAGTTTTGGATAGTAAAGAATGGAGAGAGTTTTGGAGTAAAGTTAGAGGAGGAAAGATTGGAAATGAATAAAATGATATTAAGTCTTATAAATAAATTTATGGTAGAACACGAAGACGAAATAGTTGAAGTAATAACAAATCCTGATGGAGATTTATCTAAACAATGGATAGAGCAAGGTAATTCTGTTAAAGAGTATTTAGGACAAGAAAATAATAGCTTAAAGGATTAAAACGTTAAATTTGGCTATGCTATGACTTTTAAATAGGTATGTGGATAAGTGGAGAATAATGGGAGGTATGAATATGAAAGTTGAATTTGATTTTAAAAGAGCAGAGAAATTAATATTAGAACATAAAGTTGATGAGATGACTACAAGTGAATACACTCATTTAAAAACATATAGTAATAAGTTTGAGGATTATCATTTTGTTAAAAAAAGACCTGCTATTGAAAAATACAGTTGGATAGATAATAGATAGACAATAATGGATAAGAGATAAGTGACATTAAGGAGGATATAACAATGATTAAGTATATTATAGAAGTACAAACAAAAGATAGAAGTTTTAAGGCGTATTTATTTAGAAAAGATTACTTGAATGAGAGTGAAGTTGAAGAAGAAAAAATAAGGTTTTGTAAGGAATTAAGAGAGGATTATGAAAAAGCTAATAGTAGCATAGAGATTGTTGAAGCTAGAATAAGAGTTGATGAGTAATGACTGTACTATTAATATTATCTGTATTGTATGTATTGAGTTTAGGTTTAAAGGCTGAGTGTGAAAAAGCTAAGGAGGATATAAGAATGAATAAATGTGAAGCAAATAGTAGATGTGAAACAAATAATAAATGTGAAATAAATAATAAACCTGAGAATTTTACTGATTTACTAAATTTACAAAAAGAATTAGATAAAAAGATAATCAATTATAGACCTAGAAAACTAAAAGACATTAAGAAAAGTTTGATAGCTGAGTGTATAGAGTTTGACGAAGAAACGATTGATAGTCATAAAACTTGGAAAACCAATAAAAGATATAAAGAAAAAGAACTTGAAGAACTAACAGACATATGGTTTTTTGTAGCACAACTGATTAATTATGCTTGTGATATTGGAGATGTGACTATAACAGAAGTGAGAAATTTAGATGTGTTCTTTAAAACAGAGGATTACACTTATTTTGGAGATACAGATGTACTAACTATTATAAATGATGTGAGAACACCTAGATTTACTTATGAGTTTTTGAGAGAGTTGGTGCGTGACTTAAAGTGTTTGACTATGAATTATGGTTATAAACACAATGATATATTAGATTGTTATTGGGATAAATGGAATAAGAATATCAACAGAATTAATAGTGAGTGGAATTAAAAGGAGGCATATAATGATATTGCTTTTATGTATATTTTTAACCTTTTTATATGAACAAGATATAAGTTTAATACTTAGTTTGATGGCATTTATAATAGATATGTCTATATTAGAATTGGTTGAGTTTATTATTAAAAGGAGGTATAAATAAATGGAACAAAAGACGGTGTTTAAGAAAATGGAAGACATACTATATGCTTATCCTAAATATCAAAACAGAATGAGAGAAGAACAGAAGCATTTAACTAATATAGAGTTAGAGAAGTCTTATAGATTAAAAGAGTTAAACAATCAAAATAGTTTTGAATATAAGAGTGAGTTGGAAAAGTTGGAAGAAACAAGAGATAGAATATATCATAATATTCAAAGATATGAAGAAATTTTATTTAGGATAGATGAGGCATTAGATATGGTAAAAGGACACAAGTATTATGATTTTATCCCTATGAAATACTTTAATAAGATGAGTTATGAATCAATAGCAGAGAAGTTTGACATTAATGTTAGTAGTGTTTATAAAGCTAAGAATAAAATATTAGGTTCATTGGAGATACATTTCTTAGCACAGAAATTGATTTGCTATTGAGTAGGTATTGACAAAATACAAAAAAGGAGAAAACAAATGAAAAAATTAAAAAATAAATTGGAAGTATATGCAGAAGATATAAGAAATGATAGCTCAGTGCTATTTTTATCAATTATGAACGAAAATAAAAAGAATTTATATGAAGATTATGAAAATATAAGTATTTTAAAAGATATTTACTTATGGATAAAAGATAATTTAGATATAAATTATCCAAATAGACCAATTTCAGATTATTCTTACATGGCAAATGCTAAAAATGTAGGGGAAGTGTGTAAAATTATTTCTGCATTTGGAACAGGAATTACAGATTTTAAAATGATAAATATTCCAATTGAAAAAATAATAAATCAATTACCAAAATCAGTAAAAGATAAGTTAATAAATAATATAGAAGAAAAAATAGTAGAACTAAAACAAAAAAATAAAAAAAGTAAAATATCTTTTATTATGAGAAGCAATAAAGACTTTTTTATTTTAGAGATTAATAGTAATGGAGATATAACTTGTAAAACTATTCAATTTTCTCATGAAAAAAATGATGTATTTTTTAGTTTAGATGAAGAATCTGATGGAACAGTAAGATTACTTGATTTGTTAGAAATTTTGTTATCTGATGATAAAAAAACATATATTATTGATGAATTGGATCGTTGTTTACACCCAAGTTTAAGTTATAAGTTTATTAAAACTTTTTTACAAAAAGCTGAAAAATTTAATATTCAATTAATTGTTACAACAC